ATCGACCGGCTCGGCTTCGAGGAACAGATCGACGTGCTGACAGCCCTTGGAGTGGTCGGAGAGTGGAACGGAAACCGCCTAAAGCTGAGTGTTTACGGTGTGGGCTTATCGGACACATAAATAGGATGATGTAGTCAATAAACCGAACTATGCCGAGACAAAGGAAAACCCCGGCTGTTTGGGCAACCGGGGTCTAAGCTGAAAACATCAATCAGGGTCGTAATCTGAATGACTCTATGAGAATAAGCGATTCACCGTCTGAGAGTCAATGCGGGGTTTTCCCTGATTTGACTAGGGATAATCCCTTAGTTCCGAAGCACCACGAAAGCCGCCAATACCCCGGTCGTAAGCACCAACCCCTTTACCATCGCCTTATAGAAGTTCTTCTTCTTGACCTCTTTCGCGAGAGCCTTCTTGTATTCGGCGATCGCCAACTGTGAGTGTTCGAGTGCCTTCTTCTCGTGACCGAGGGCTTCCCTGACCTTCAGAAGCTCCGCGTCGGTTAGGGTCTGTTCGGCTTCCTGCTTGGTGATCGTGTCCTCATAGGACGCTATCAGAGTCCGGGAAGCGATGACCTCATCCTTCGCCTTCTCACACAGGGAGACGAGCTTTGCCCTATCGGTTGGCGGGGTAGAGCCGGTCGAGGTCTGACTGAAGGTTACGTTCGCGAGAATCAAGATTAGCGCCATCGACGCCGTTAGCATTAGCGGTTTTCCGTACCTGTTCATAATTAGATTTCCTTTCCTTGAGGGTGCCCCTCGATCGAGTAGTTGCCTCGTGCGCATCCAGACGTTGATCCCGGATCGCGTTAGCCTGTACCTCGGCGACGGTAGACTGCTGTGCCGCGATGTTCGCGTTAGCCTCGTGTCGTTCTGCCTTGGGTACAGTGATCTCTGATGACGCGGAGAACCACGCCACGATTAGCCAAGCCGAGATCACCGCTACGATGATCCCGGTTCCCCACACTGCCGCCTTATGCTCGGCGTAGAATTTACTTATCATCGCGTAAGTCCTTGATGTCTGACCTGATGTTGTGCATTTCGTTTTTGAGGTCGGCGTAGTGTGAATTTACTTGGGTCATCACCCCGCCGATCGCATCGTTGCGCCTGCGTTCTTCTTCCATCACGAGTTGTTTCGCCTCGCGTTTCGCCTCAGCCACGCGCTCTTTGTAGTCGTCGGTCGAGAGGCGGGTGATCTCTTTGGCATCTTCCTTGACCTCATTGATGCGACCATAGAGTTGCTTGAACGAGAACCCGACCACGGGGATCGAGACAGTGATGATGAGTCCAATGATCGTGAGAACGACCCCGACAAAGGGGCTGATCGTGGTGTCCATTATGCGAATAGCCCCCCGACTGCTTTCTTGAACGTCGCCTTCGCGACCTGAACCCCTAGCTGAAGCTGTTTGCGGTACGAGTAGATAATGCCTGCGGCAACGGCAAGGATGAGGATACCTGTGAGCACAGTGGCGACCTTGCCCCCGGTCGTAGACCACACTGAGCCAAGCCCTAGTGCCAATCGACCGCCTGCCCGTTTCGCTATCGTCTGGATGGCGGGTGCCTGTAACGTCGCCTGCGCTTTGCTTAAGCCCACCTGAGCCTTGTCCAGATCAATAGGCTTGACCTCATCCTGCGGGGCAGGTGCCGGTGCCGGTTCCTCGACGAGAGCGGGGAACTCCCCGTCACCGTTTTCGTCCTCGGCGAAGCTGAAGCTGTTAGGGATGATCGTGCATAGCGTGTTGTAGAGATCGCGGCGCTTCTCCCAATGGAGCGGTGTCTTGTTTTTGTCGCCACGGTTCACTAGAGCATTAAGCTCTTTGATCCGAAGCGCGTCTGCGTAGGTGTTGAGATTCTGTTCTTCCCAAAAGATACACGCCGCTTCGACCGCGATCTTGATATCGTCGCGAAGCATTTCAGGATGATCGAGAAAGTTGACGCCGAGCCGGGTAGCCTCTCGCGTGAGCATCACTGGTTTAGTGGTGTAGTCCACGCCTGTCAGCTTCTTGACGAAGCGAATCATCACGCGGGAAAAGTTATAGCGCCCGGTCGTCTGGATGATCCCACTGCCCTTGAACTTCCTACCGTCGCCCTTATGCGTATTGCCAAGACCTTTGCGTCCTTCGTAGTCGGCACCGGAAGCGTACTCGGCAGTCGTCTTGAAGTAATCAGTCTCTACACCACAGCACGACAGGAACGCCCGAACGCGAGCACCCGTGTTGATCTTGTACTTCGGTAAGAAAATGTTGAGCGCGCGAATGAGTTCGTCGCGTTGTCGTATGAGGTTGTACTTGCGCAGGTGGCGCGCCGAGGTCAGCCCCTTGGTAGGAAAGCATCGCTCGAAAAGCGAGTTCGTAATCATTAGTTTTCAGCCTTTAAGGTGGGGATGTGCGTTAAACTTCCCAAATTTTAACGCACATACATTGTATCATTTTAGCCATTCTTAATCAAGGTTACCGTTCGACCACGACAACGATCTCTGCGGACTCGTAGCCGTCTCTAATAGACTTGATCTTGAAGGTTAAGCTCGTCTGCAACACGGAAACCCCTGTATCGGCAATCTCGTTCTCGGCAGTGTAGTCGTATGAGTCGCCGGTGATCCCGTCCTCGGTTCTCAGCAAGGTCGTGCCGTCCTCACCGTAGATTTCGATGGTGGTCGTCTGCCCTTCTTCCGGCGCGTCCGACGCATCCGTCTGCTTCTTCACACCACTGGTCAGGCGGTTGCGGGTATTCCACGTCACCTCTACGCCGCCTGATACTGCGGCAGGCGTCGCCATAAACTCAGGCGTGCCGAGAGTATTCCCGATCCTACAGATCGAGCAATCCGCGACGAGCGGGTAGTTGAGGGTCGGTGACGCTACAGTCCGTATTACGGTTCCGTTTTGGGTGTACTCCACCTGCCCGGACACGACGCGTACTTCAAGCACATCCCCGGTGGTGTAAGGGATGAACAGATTCGTAACTGTGCCGCTCTCCGACACCTCTAAGATGCCTTGGAAGGCGAAGATCGCGTAGTCGAGTGATGCGAAGTTATTGTCAACAGGCGCGTCCGTCGCGTTGTTGAGTCCGATCATCATCACAGCCATAGACATCCCGGAAGGGATGGTCATTCTCACACCGGCGTCACCGGACGCAATGGACTCAGCGCTATATGCCCCGGCGTCCCATACATCAACGGCTCCGCTTGTCTTAGTGATCGAACTGTTCGACCCCTCGGTTACGTTCGTCTTGCCGAGCCACGTTATAGGTAGGTAGGTAAGCCCACTGCCGATGCCGATCACGCTCGTATCTTCAAGCTCCACGTTCGCTGTCGGGTAAGGTTTTAGAGATCGGTTGGATGTCATACTGTTAGCTCCGTGCAAGAACCGAGCGCTACCGCGCCCTCGTTACCGATTGAAGCGAGCTTTGCCTTAACGGTCGCTCCCGGCGTGTACTCAGTCGGATCAAGCGCAAGCCCCTCTGAGAAGAACCACACACGGTCGCCTTCCTCGTGCGAGCCGAGCACCGTGTCGAGTAGTCCACCCCACACGTTGTCGAACACGAAGTTCCCGTCACCGTCAATCGTGTAACTCTCGTACGCTAGAATTTCGTCGTTGATGAGAAGCAGTCCGCGCGATGCCGAGACGATCTCCATCGGAAGCACCGTCGCAGGTAAATCTTCCATCCCCCAAGTCGGTGTGACCACCAATGCGCCTGTCGTCTCAAACGCTGTCGATGTGTAGTCCGCATCGAGCACACCGTTCGGCGTGAAGGGGATGTTCGAGAGCTTCTGTGTATACGGATCGGTCGCTTCGTGCGTGTGAGGGTTATAGCCGAGTTGCGCACCATTCGCCGGGGACGCCACTGCAAAGACACGCGTGCTGTCCGTCTCGTGGAAGCGGTACGGTTGCTCCATCGCGCGCTGAACTGTAATGCTCTCAGCATCCAGTTCCGGTTTTACCCAAGTGCTATCTGCCGGGGGGAGATACGCTGTAGACCCTAGCGCGAAGATATCTTGCACCGCCCTGATCTCGATGACGTTAGAGTTCAGCGTGCCGGGGTCAACCTCGGTCACCCTGAAGATCATCCCTGCGACACCGTAGCTCGTGCCGATCCACTTGAACACCGCCCCGCCTGCCAACGTGAACGCCCTACGATTGACCTTAAGCCCGATCGACGCGAGCGGTGTAGACACTAGCTTCAACTCTCGCCATAGACACTTGTTCGCGGTCGTCGGGTTCGATAGCCCCTCGATCTTGCTTGTGGTCGATCGTACTTCCTGTTGACCGGATGAGTTGGCGCCGTCTTGTGCCGCGATCGGAATGGACTCGAAGTTCTGCGTGCGATCGACGTAGGACATCTTGACCTCGTTGAAAGTCTCGATGAATGAGCCGCGCTTGTAACTTGTCACCTCGATGATGTCGTCGTCACCGAGCGTAGGGATCGTATCGGGATCGTAGTCGTCCCTGCATAGGACAAGCTCAAACTTGCCCGTAGTCATATTGATATTGATAACCGCGTCGATCAGTTGAAGGTACTCGTCAATGATCCCCTCGACCTCGCCGGACTGATCGAACATCCGAGAGATGCCAAGTCCCTCGCCGTGTACTGTCTCAGCCGCCGCCTTCCAGTTGGCGACGTTAAACTGTACCGCGCTGAAGCCGCCGCCGAACTCATTGTCCGCGCGAGTCATAAACTCATACAGAGCGCAGACCGGGTTAGCGTCGTAGGTGTCGATGACGTGCTTACCGCCCGTAACTCCGAGAGTGTTGGGGCACCGCCGAGCATCGACCGTAATTTCCGGGAACGACGCCGAGTTGCCGACGTAAGCGCCGCCGCTCGTCAGTCCTTTGAACACCATCAGCACGTCGTTCCTGTACGCGGGTGTTGCGCCTGATTTCGCTGTTACGTATGAGTCTGCGGATTGCGAACCGTTGCCGGGGTAGACCACCACAGCCGCTTGAAAGCCGCCGTTCCCCTGCGCTTCATTCTCACCACCAAAGAGATTCGGCTTGTCGATCGTGATGGTGCCCGACGCGACTGAGCCTGTCCACGCTTCCTTGTCATTCAGGATGATGCGCGTGATCTCGTCCACCTGTCCCCAACCGAGATCGAGTTGAATGCCTAGGTGGTACTTGTAGCCGATGATTTGCTTGTTCAACAGTGCCGCGCCGAACGAGGCGATCGCACCGATGACGCTGACCTTGTTCTTGATCGGCTTCGCGGAGTAGTCGCCGTACCAAATACAGTTAGGCGAGCGGTGACGAACCGTGCCTACCCACATCGGCTTCGGTCGATCTTCCGTGGCAGTCGGAACCTGAAATCCTTCCAAGCCTGAGTCCTTCTGCTTCGGGCGCTTTGTGAGAAGCTGACCGAGATAAGTGAACCCAATCGAAATTGCTAATGAAATCCAAGGGAATGCGATGGCTAGTTACCTCTCTTAATGGAACGACTTGAACGGGTTTTTTCGGGGAACCTTGGGGAACCCGCCGTAGTTCACTTGAATCGGGCAGGTCGCGAAAGTATGAAGGCACGCGCCGCCTATGATGGTGACTTCCTCACCGATTTCCAAGTCCTCAAACGGGGTTAGTAATTCAAACGTATGGACGCCGGACGCCTTCGTGTTAGCGACAATGAAGCGGCGATCGCCGTTAGCGCGCTTTACCTGACCCGCCCTGTAGTACCCTGCCGCCTGCGAGTCCGCGACTTCGAGGAAGTTCCCGTCGATGTCGGTGATCGCTACGTCATCTGTCGAGTACGTCGCTTCGCTGAGTCCGCAGTTTGCGTCGAAGGTGAAGTGGTTGCACTGATTCTGAAATAGATGTCTCAGCGCGGACTTCTTGGTCGAGGTCAAGATGTTGTCGAGGGTAAGCTTTGCGCCGGTGCCTTGGAACTCGTTGTAGCGGACGCGACCTTGCCACGATAAACGGTACTCTGTCTCTCCATCGTGGATGCGGTATAGGTACAGCCACATTGCTTGCGTGTCCGGGATGCCGACGAACATCTGAGCGACCTCTATATCTCGCGGCATCGAAACTGTCATCTGACTGCGGGAGCGCTCTTTACTATCCCGCACGCTACTACGGCTTAACCCGTCTACAGGTGCGAAGGTCTGCCCCTCGAAGTTCACGCGGTGCTGACCGGATGTGTATGTCCACGACTGCGACCCGCGCATAAACCAGTACAGTTCGCGTGGCTCGTTGTCGTACTCACTTGTCTCGATTGATTCAAAGGACATTTAGTTATTCGTTAGCAGGTCGATGAATGATGTGGCTGTTTTGATGACCCCGGCGCTCTCGTACGAAAGCTCGATCAAGTCCTGCTCAAGACGCACGAACTTTAGGAACGACATCATCGGGTTATCGCTCGCAATTAGATCGACGCCGAGGCTCGTGTCTAACGTGATCGTTTCGGTACCGTCGCCATTCAGTGCAGACCCGGTGATCCGTCTGTACCGCCAACCCGCGCTCGTAAGAATCGCGATGTCGCGGCGAGCCTGTGAAGGGAACGAGAACTGAGTGTAGCCGCCGGTCTTGACGACGAAGGTGGTGTCCGTATCCGTAGCGTCCGCGTGTAGGAAGAAGGATGGGACGCGTTCGACAAACCAAAACGGGTTCAGCTTGCCCTTACGTCGATATACCCATTCGATGAACTGCCCTAACTGATCCCGGCTCTTTAACTCACGGAACGGATATGTGCGCCGTGGGTACTGATCGCCGATTGAGAGCTTGCGGAAGATACCCGTACCGTTGTCGCTCATTTCTTCAGCGATAGTCTGCGTGATGCCAATCGCTTCGGAGTAGTCGTTGCTGACGTTGTAGACCTCAACGTCGCGATACGTAACCGGGGTGTAGCTCACGCGGCGATTCGTGCTCACCTGATCTGCCAGTAGCGCCCACGCGAGTCGCACATCCTCGATCTGATTCGTCAGCCGGGACAGGTCAAACTTGCTCTCAAGAACTGCGAGACGTGCGGGGGCGATTTTGGCGCCTTCGTTGTATGTATTCAGCGCCCCGGTCTTGGTCGTGACCGAATCTTCGTCTAGGTCGATTATCTCTAGCGTGTCGTGGTGAACGCCATTGGTGACGAACAGCAACCCACCGATGTCGAAGTCACGCGTCGTGGTGTCCACGTCGAATACCGTTGCACCTTCCGTTGTCGCCGCGCGGATGCGGGTCACGTCCGACCACAAAGGTAGTGCGTACGACCTGCCTTGCCACCCGTACAGCACATTCTCAAGGTACGCCCGGTCTAGCGCAGTGAGTGTCAGGTACGTCATTTCCACGCGGCGTCTTGGGTCGGACATTAAACCGATGCGCTGTTCTTTACCTGAGATCGCACCGAGCACGTCCGTCTTGAAACTGATCTGCTCTAAGACAGGGGACGCCCAATTATGACGAAGCGCGAACGGGATAACGCGTGTACCTACGATCGTCGCCGTGAACGTGGCTTTCTCCGCATCGGCGAACGTCCATACGATCGTCGCCTCAAGCGTGGGTGCGCCGACAAGCGGAATCGACACCGTGTATAAGGTGGACTCAAGCGGGTTAAGCGTTACCGACGCCAAGCCGTCAACCTCAATGTCGCCCGTCACGTCGAACTGGCTGATCGTCTTGTCGGTGAAGTGCGCGTTCCATACCTCGATCGTGCGTTCCTGATCCGCTAGAAGGTTGCCGAGGTCGGTGTGCTTCTCGATGAGCCAGATGCGGTGGTAGTAGAGGTCTGAGAACCACGTGCCGAGAATACCGTCGTCCACGTCCGATGCGATCTCAACCGGCTCCGCAGAAGCGACAGTGCCTGTGAACGGATCATCTCCAACCACAAACACGTAGTCGTGATCTACTGCGTAATCATCGAGATTTGTTGAGCCGCCTATTCCACCAAGGGTGTGTTGGAATGCGGACGAGACGACAGGCATAGTTTATTCCTTTACGGCAAAGCCCCAATCGGCTGAGTGACCGACGCCTGCGGATGACGGTTCGCTCACGCCGTCCGTCTTTCTGAAGAACGGGAAAACGCGATACTCGTCACTACCCAACACAACCTGCTGTCCGGGCACGAGGTTCTTTAGGCGCAGGTAGTAAACGCCCGGCAACTCCCCGATCGGGGACAAGCGCTCTGCGGTGTGACCCGCGATGATCTCTCGTTCAACGGTGGGGATGACCGGCATTAGTACCGTGAGGTCGTTCAGAGAGTTCGGCTGATTCGGGAGCGTAGTGCGATATCGTTCGAGGTTGCAACGGACGTAGCGCTTGGTTGTATCGCGCCCGGCATCGTAAGAACCTGACCAGTGCCACCCTGTCTCGGCATCCACGGTGAGGGACACGAACGACGGGGCTGAGTTCTGCCCGGATGTGGAATGATGCGAGAAGAAGCCGACAGCCGGAATCCACCCTGCGTTAGAGGATGCGAGGTTATCCACGCCGGTTCGCGATCCGAAGAAGTAGGTGCCCCCCGTGTATGCGCCGTACTTGTTCAGCGTACCGAAGCCGAGCATCTGGAAGTACCCCGATGCGTACTCGACAACCACAAGGATTGACGCGCCTGCATTTTGAGAGAAGAAATGATAGGTGGGGATCGCTCCCGTTATACCGTTCATCCCGGCTGTGTGGTACAAGCCTGAGCCGTCTACGGGTGTGCCGGTTTTATCGAACCAAGCCGCCCCGCCCGTGCTTGCCGTGCTCAGGTTGAACGCGAGGGCGGTACTGCTTCCGCTCGCTCCCCGGATCGCGGCGCTAGGCGTCTCCGCTACATACGCGCGCGCGTTAAAGTGGACGCCGCCCAATGCCGCGTGTAGACGTGCGCCTGCTCCCTCTGCGGATGGGGCGCTCGCTGTCCACCCCGCGTCCACCAAGAACTCTTGAAGTTTCGTTAGAAGGTCAACGACCCCCGATGCTGAACCTGTCTCGTACATAAGTCTTAGTCCAATTTGATAGCCGCGTAATCTGTAACTCCCGATCGGTACACGTTGGGGACAATGAGGTAGTCGTCGCCATCCACGGTCACCACGTCCTCTGCGGACTGCCCGAAGCCTGAGACGTGGAGCACGCCGTCGATCTCTCCGAGCCTGTTGTGGTAGACGCTCGGTGTGCCCGTGTACTGCTGAATCTCGGTCTTGGTTAGGATTGGTGAGTCGTCAAGCGCCTGCCGCATCAACCCCGCATCCGCTTGGTTATAAGGAAAGATGCCTGTGCTGAAGCTCGTGATGTTGTTGACATCGCTATACCACGATCCACCGGGCAGACGCACCATCATCGAACTTACCCCGGCACCGTTAAGCCACGTCCAGAAGTTGCTCGCCGTGCCGCCTGTATTCGACCATCGTGGAGTTGTCTGCGAAGCGTTCCCGACGTATGCGCCGCCAATCGCTAGCGGGTAGGGGTACTGGTTCGGCGAAGCATACGGTAGGTAGAAGCCGAGGTAGCAAGCCTGATACGTGGTGGACACCTTTGCGATGATGATGATCCTGCGCCCACTGACGACGAACCAGTACGGTATCTCGCCGTCCCACAGAGGTAACGCGATTGCGCCTGCACCGCCGATCTGTGTGGTCGAGAATGCGCCCGGCTGATTGTAGAACGTAAGTCCGCTCTGATAGCCGGTGTAGCCGTTAAGCTTCCACCCGTAACTATCCGCGCCTACGTTCGCGTATTTCTGAATAGCGACGATGATCTCGTCTGTACCCGATCCCTCACCCTGAAGGACGAGCTTGTCGCTCGTATCCTCAAGCGCCGTCCACGCGTTAGCGAGCGCGAAGATTTTGAGTTTGTCGAGCAAGTCTGCGTGTCCCGTCGCGTGGGGTACTGTAGTCCCGTTAGAAATTTCGACTGCCATAGTTAAGCTAACCTCTGCAACAAGCCCTGATTCTTACCGATGACGTTGACGATGATTTCCTCGCCCTGTGCGCTCGACATAAAGTCAGAGACTAGATTTGGATCGAGTGTGTTGATGATCCGCGTGCCGCCGCCTCGACCGCCTTCTACCACGCCTGACGGGAAGCCGCCGTTCGCGAAGTTGCCGGACGATACACGGGGAAGGAACGATCCGTTAATGATCGAGTTGACGAAGCCTAAGCCGTACTGCCGGACGCGTCGAGCGGGGATCACACCTTCACCGTGAGAGAGTGCGAACAGACCTGCGGAGTCCGAGACGCCTGTACCGCCGCCACTGATGATGCCGCCGTCAGCCTTCTTGCCGGTTATAAGTCCACTCAGCAAGCCGCCGATGCCGCCTGAGTCCCCACCAGTGAGTCCGAGCGGTGCAAGCACGAACTTGAGAAGTAGTGCCTGCGCGATCGCCTTTGCGATACCGAGCAACAGACCCGACAACAACCCTTTGAACGACTCGCCGATGCTCTGTGTGCCGTCCTGAATCGAGTCCACGAAAGTAGAGAACGCGCTACCGATCGTGCCGTTCACGCCCTGCGCGAAGCTGATGAAGTCGGCGTTCGTTTCGTTGCGCAGTTCTCCAAGTCTGATCCGCGTTTCGGCGACCTTTTGCTGAACCTGCGTGTTCGTCTGATCGAGTCTGAGAAGCGCCGCGAGTTCTTCCTGTAGTGCCGCGATCTGCTGAAGTTGAAGTGCAAGAGTCTGCTCTTTCGCGCGCCTCGAAGAAAGTTCGCCTGACTCCCGGCGAAGATCGACTTCTGTTACTGCCGACGAGAACCTACTGCCGTCACGATCTCCCTGAGTTGTGATGAGCGCTAACTTATCGAGGTCGCTGTTTAGAGCGTTGATAGCACGCTGTAAAGCCTCGACGCTCTGAATATCTTCCGGGGTTGCGATCCCCTTCGCCTGAAGGTCGGTCAGGATGATCTTCTGCTCGTTGTACGCCGCCGTGAGAGCCTTGACCGCCGTAACCTTCGCACTTGTAGTCTGCGTCAAAGCGGTCGCGAGGTTGATCTTCCCGTTGTCGAAGTCGGTTTCCGTGCCGTCCGTCGCGAACTTAAGCGCCGAGTTCGCCCTGTCTACGGACGCACCCACCGTCTTGATCCGGGCGAGGTTCTGAAGCCTCTCCATAAGCTTGACGAATAGCCGTGCCTCGTCGGACAGCAAGTCGAACTCGATACCGGACTCTTTCAAAAGCTCAGGTAGCCTCGAAGCGTCTACGTGCGCGGCGTCGTACACCTCGTTCGCAAATTCCTTGATGCCGGGTAGAGTCTTGTTTGTCTCAGTCAGGATGCGCGGGAACTCGTCAGCTACGCGCTTTTGCAGGTTGTGAAGCTCGCCAAGGCCGCTACTGCCGGACGCGTCACCAAACTCTGCGGCAAGCCCGTCGAACAAGGTCTTGTTAGCGCGCGCCTGCTTCTCCGTCGCGAAGGTGGTGTCCGCTTGGATGTTCTTACGCTTCTGCTCGATGAGCGTCAGCTTTTGCGTGATAGCGGCGGTCTGTTCGAGGTACTTGGTGTACTCGATCGCCTGCTTCAGGGTTGTCTTGTCGGCACCCTCAAGAGCGCCGGGCGTCTCGGTCAGTCCCTTGATCTTCTCGATGATCTCGGAAACTTCCTCGTTCGTGATACGGAACTGACCGGCAATCGCTCCGAGGTCGCGGTTAAGAGCCTGTTCCGCAAACTCGCTCTGCCTCTTAAGGTTGAAAACCTGATTGTCGAGGTCGGTGTTCTCGATCTCTGCTTTGCGCCTGTAGTAGTCCTCGGCAGAAAGGATGCCCTTCTCGTAGCGCTGTTGCTCGATCTCCAATAGAGCCTTGTTCGACTCGGTGGCGATCTGAAGGGTTCTCTCCGCGCTCGCGATCTGATACTTCTCGATCTCATCAAAGAGACGCTGTGCATCCCGTCTGCGATCGTCCTCTGCGCGCTTACGTCCTGCCTTGCCGCCGTCACCCTTACCACCGGCTCCCGACCCACTGCTAGGACGGGCACTGAAGGAATAAGGCTTCGTCGCTCGATTAGCCATCGCGTTCGTGGCTTGCGCCATTCTGTTTAATGCATCGCCGGTCGCCGAGCCGTCCCAACCTGATGTGAAGCGGTCGAGTCCGGTGCCTGCAAACGAGCCGCCTGCCGCCGTCATTCCACTACCCACGGTCGATAGGACAGATGCGATGAGCTGTGCGCCGGGGATGAGCATATTCAGCCACGCCCCGGTCTTGTCGATGATGCTCTGAAGGGTATTCCCGATCAGGCTCATCCCTGTTCCTACACCCACCAACCCAACGGCGACGATCACTTCGATCGAGCCGATGATGACGTTAAGCAGGTCACGTATGAAACCGACGAAGATGGCTACCTTGCCTGTGGCGTCAGCCCAACTCGTCGTGCGCACCCCGGCAGTCCCGGCATCGCCTACGATCGAGATAAGGTCAACAGCGATGAGCGCGATTTGTTCGGCTATCGCGTACACGTTCGCGAGAATCTGGAACATCGCGTCCCGATTCTGATAGAGGTAGTCTGCCCACTCTGCGATGCCGCCGAAGATCGCTCTGACCGCCTCAAGCATTCGATCACCGAGAAAGCCAAGAATCGTCGCGGTGATGTCTGCGATCTTCTGGAACGTCGGTGTCAGCTTGACCGCATCGCCGTTAAGGTCAACTACCTGACGGATGATGAAGCCGAGCGCTTCCTTGATCTTATTGAATAGTGGGAGTGTCGCGATCGCCTCGAACACTTTGAGCGCGTCCGTAGCGTTGGAGCTAACAGCCTCGAACGACTGCCCCACCTGATCGGCTGAGAGCCGGAACACCGCCAACTTCTTCTCAAGGAAGTCTACGAGCGTCCCGGCTTCCTTGTACTTCTTGATCTGATCGTTGATCGCGCGCGTCCCTTCACCGGGGAAAAGCACACGAGCCAACGGGTTCCTAACGGTCGTGTAGCCCGTGAGGATTTGCTTGATACCCGTATTGACCTGCTCGACCGGGACGTTAGCGGCGCCTGCGGCAAGAGCGAAGTCCTGCGTCAGACGCACCAACTGTTCTAGGTTCGTGTTAAGCCCGGCCGATGCGATGACCGTCGAGTTGAAGAACGCGAGTACGTCTTGGAACTCGAACTTCGTTAAGATCGCCGCCTTCTGGATCGCGCGCTCAAGTTCTTCGGACTTCTCCAACGAAGCGTTGAAGGCATCGACGGGTTGAAGTAAGGTTCCCTGCGCGTCTCGGACATCGTAAGTGTTCGCGACGAGCGTTGCTATACCGATTCGCGCGGACTCGATCGTAGCGTTGAAGCGAATACCTTCCGCAACAAATGAGGTAATGGCATCCACCCCAACGCTTCCGAGTCGTTCCAGTCCGTTCAATAGCCGGTTGACTGCGGCGTTAGCGACACCTGCCGCCGCTCCCCCTTTCAGGAAGTCACTCGTCAGAGATTTAGCGCTTCCCCGTCCGATGTTTTTCACCGTGTCGGCGTACGCTTTGACCTCGTTAAGACCATCAATGATAGTCTTAATTTTGACGACTACTTCTTGTTCAACCTTAGCCATTCGCTTCCTTATTGACCTTCTTCACCGTCTCTTGGACGTTTTTCTGTGACCCTTGCGCGCCGACAAATACGCTACTTATAAGTGCCGCTTGTTCCTGTGTCCTGAGTCTGATTGCCGCCGAGGTAAAGACCTGAAACTGTCCGATGGTGTAATCCTGAATATCAGCCCACCGATGCCCGACGCTGAGTAGCAGGGTTATTGCGTCTGACCAAGTGTGCTCTCCACTGTTTCCTTTAGACTCGGTGCTACTTCCGAGAGCATTGGCAACACCTTCTGGACGAAAAAATCCTTGTTGACCTTGACCACCGCCATCACGACATTCACTCCGTCATCCAAGTCGATCGTGTCGAAGAATTCTGCCGGTTCGTCTGTGGCGAGTTCGAGCAATCCGAAAATCTCATCCGGGATTTTGCCGAGGACGTGAATGATCCAGATCGACATCTTCATCGGATCACTGAGGTCGAGGCTCGTGCTCGGCAGGTTGCCTAACACTGCGGTCATATAGCTCAGGGCTTGTACCCACCGGCGCATCGGTAACGGTCGAACGAACACCTTCTTAGGTACGCCCACTTCGGTCTTTGCACCGTTCTCGGCAGTAGCCACCTTGCGGGTCATCACATCGACCGTGATAGTCCGCTCGATACTTCCCTGCATCAGTTCTAGTTCTTTGTTTTGTGTACTCATATTCGTAGATAGGTAGGTCGGGGAGAGAAAGAGGGGTGTGGGAGAGGCGCGGGGTGTTGAGCACACAGTACACCCCGCAAAACTGTTCCCGAAGGATTAGAGTTTGATGATGCGACCGAACCCGCCGAGTCCACTGTTGCCGACTCGCGTGTCGTCCTGCTGTAGCGCACCCTTCAACTCGAACTTGCCGAAGTCGTCACCGATGAGCGAGAGATCGCTGACGGGATCGAACTGGACAATGTAGAGTTCAACGATGAACTTCTGCGAGAGCGCCGTGCCGGGGTTGGCAAGGTTCAGACCCTCGAAACGCAGGAAGCGCGTCGGTGCCTGAGCGGTCATAAACGGAACGCTCTCTGCGGCACCACGGGTGTATTCAAGCTCGAATGGCTGAGTGTATCCCGCGACATCCAAGAACTGAATGGTGCCGAAGTCCTCGTCCAGACTGTACTTGCTCGTGGTGACCACGACAGGTGCCGAGTCCTTAAGGACGGGCACGCTGAGGTTGAAGCCGTTCGGGATGATATGGATGTCGTCATCGGCGATCCCTTCCGGGAAGAAGTGCGACTGCGCCGCCGCCTCTGCGATCGCCGTTTTGCTACCCCACATAAGCAGGGCAAGATTGTCGGCACTCATAGATTCAAGCGTAAGGCTCATTTCCAGTGACGACGTTTTCACGAGCGAGCGGTCGCGGACGTTCGTTCCGCTTTCGGACTCGAAGTGGTCGATGCGATCCGCGCTACCCGAAATTTTCAACTCAGGACAGTTGCCGAGGTACAGAATCTTACTGACCGCGCCGTTGTCGTCCCGCTCGGCAAGACTTACCTTGCCCTTTCCAAAAAGATAATCATTCATTTCGTTTTACGACCTCTTGTGATGTTTTTCTAAGCTACAGACCTGAACGCTAACGTCGGGTAGTCTATGAAGCACTCAACGATTCCACCGGCGATCTTCGCCGATTCCTGTTCGACCAAGGATCGAGACAACCTTGGTCGGGTGTTGCTCGTGATGTCTGCCCAAACAGAGTCACGCCCTTCCCCGATTGCGGCTTCGATGTCCGCGTAGGCTTGCCAAAGTCTTGTGACAGGATCGTCGGCGGCAAGCACGACCTCGACCTGAATATGAAGTTGACGGATGACGCGCTCTGAGCGGGGCGCCGATTCCATAACCGGCTCGTCCAAGTCCCTTACGATGATCCCGCTCTCGCCGGGTTGAAAGGGAGCCGCACGCCAAGGGAACACCGTGTTACCGAGGTTGGTTAGATACGGAAGCGTACCGCCGTACAGGGTGTAGGTGTTCGTAGTCTTGATGCGCCGAAGCTGTGCAACAACGCGTTCAAAGATTTCTTGGCGTACGATCATTGCTCAGGTTTAGGCGTCGAGTTCGAGTTGCCATTTAGCGCCGTCCGAGTAGAATGATTTCGTCCTGCCGGTGGCGTGAGTGGTGGTAGCGCGGCTTCCTGCGGGAGCGCTCGTCACGGTGACGTTCTCCGTTATTGCCGTGTTGAAACCGTAGTGGCGAACCGCACCGACTTGGACATAGCTACCTGAAGCGCCGTCCGTCGTCACGTTGCCGTTTTTATCTGACTGTACTGACATATCTTTTCCTCTCTTAGATTGAATTTGCTGATAATCGGAGCGTCACAAACCCGGTGCCGTCTGGCTCTTTCGTAATGACATACCAATCGACCGCGTTTACCGTCGCCACGTCACCGACCTGTACTTCCGACAGGCTTGCCGCCACACCAAGCAGGTTGACGGCTGATCCCTGAACTCGCGCTTCGTAGAACTTCTCGTCGTAGAACGATCGGTCATACACGTTGATCTCGGACATCGGGGCGTCGTGGATCAGGGTCGAGGTCGCAATCTCATCACCTGCGCGCGTGAATACGACCTCGATCCCAAAATCCTCTAAGAATGCCCCTAAGTCCTCGACAAACATTTTGACTACCTATTTGCGCGCTTGCCTTCGACCGTCGGTTTCGTACCGTTGTCCTGCGGCTTCGGATCGTTGCCCTGTGCCGGTGGAACAACTGCCGGTGGAACAACTGCCGGTGGAACAACTGCCGGTGGAACAACTGCCGGTGGAACAACTGCCGGTGGAACAACTGCCGGTGGAACAACTGCCGGTTCCTGCTCTGCCTTGTAGTCCTCGCAGTAACCGTACGGCTTCAGGAAGCGGTAATCAACATCGCTGATCTGGATGACGGCGCCTTCCTTAACGTCCTTGCCCACGCTCTTGACGAACGTGCCGATGAGCATCTTCACCTTACGGGTCTGCCCTGCGTTTACCTCGCCACCGTTGACGAGCGCACTTGCATTTTCTGTATTAAGCATCTTTGATTTTTCCTTGTTAAAAGCGGGGGGAGTACCGACTCCCCCTTGACGAACCGCATCTGTTACGAGAAGTCGGTCATCTTCTTGAGCGCCTGCGGGTAGCGAACGGCAACGTCTACCATATGCAGACCGCGCACTTCGATACCACCGGCACCGAACGTCGAGCCATACTTGTTCGCCTCAATCTCAAGGATGCCCCACTCACCGAGCACGATGGTCGAGTAGTCACCAAATGAGATCGTGCTAGCCGGGAACGCCGTTGAGTGGTCAATACCGTAGCCGTTCAGCTTGCCGTTCTCTAGCAAGTAGACCGGGTAGGTCGTACCGATCTTAGGTCGGGTTTCGAGCGTTCCGAGAACCGTGGGCGAAGCGAGCCAACTGGGGGTGCCCGGCGCGTTAGAGTTACGGAAAGCGGTGTTGAACGCCACCGCGTCTGCCCACGCGAAGTCCGCGCCTGCCTTTGCGATCGAGGATACGCCGGTCGTGTTCAGGAAGCCGGTCGGCTGACCGTCCGTACCTGAGCCGTTGATGATCGCGGCGTCCACCGTGCGTGCGAGCACTTCAGCGATGTCGCTCTTGACGAGTTGGTCAATCGACGGTGCCGACTGAACAAGAAGCTGACGCGTAAACTCGGTACGCGCGCCGCAAGTCTTTGGCGACATCGTGAGCTGTCCGAGAGTGACATCCGACTTGCCCGGTGCAACGCCTTCCGTGACCCAATAGCCAGTCGTAGAGCCGTCCTGACGCGGGATCGAGGGGTTGCCGACGAGATCGGACATAACACGGACGCCTGCCTTAAGCATCAGCATCTTCGAGCGAAGAAGCTCGATGAACGACTGCGGCATATGATCCGTCGAGACGAGAAAGCCGCCCGAAGCACCGCCGCCCGTTGCGGACATATCGCGGACGTTCTGAACGTCGATCGGCACGAGGAATCCGGCGCCCTGTCGGGTCATACCGCTCGCGCTCATCTTCTGCTCGATCGCCTCGTGACATTCACGCTCAAAGCCTGCCTTCGACCAGTCGCCGTCTGCCTGAGCCAGAATCGCGCGGCTGAACGAATACTGACGAACTTCCTTGTCCGTCATATCCAGTCTGGATGCGGGGGTGCCCTCGTCGGGAGTTGCTAGGGTTACAGGTACGGCGGCGTACTGCTTGCCCAATTCCGTGCGGAGCGTGTCCACGGTGCCGTTAGGATCGAGCGCGATGCGCTTGACCATTGCTTCGGGAGCGCCGAACTTGCGTCCGAACTCCATAATTGAATCTTCGCGTGCGAAGGTTACCGTCGCCGCAGGCTGATCCACCTGATTTTCTGGATTGTTCATTGTTTCTTTCGACCTCGAATTAGTGTTTTCTGCTGTCGCTGTTTCCGCGCCGCGACTCTCGGTTGTTTCCGCTTGTTTGGTTGGCTCAGGATTACCCAAATCTTCGTGAGCACGTCCGACGCCAACCGAAGGATCAGCCGGGACAGCAACAAGCGAAATCTCGTAGGCTTCCCAACGGGTCACCGTACGCTTATCAGGGGTGTTCCCCTTTCCTACCTCGGTCTTGTAATCCAAGACGCGATAACCAAAACTGACGTTCGTACGGATGCCGTCGATAACGTCCTGAAATTCATCTTCCGCGACCGCCTTGCGTGAGAACTTGACTACGGCGTGCGCGCGTTTGTCGTCGCCGATCCACGCCTTATCGACCCTGCCGATCTGCTGTCGGGTGTTGTGATCCGAAAGCAACGCGCCGCCGTTATTGAGCCGGTTAAGTTCTGCGGCTTTGGGGGACATTTCTAAGACCTCTAAGCCGTACCACCGCTCGACCTCAATCTCACTAGCGAATGAAAGCTCGACCGTGCGAAGGTCTTTGTCGTATGCAACGACTGACACCTTGGCGCCTCGATCGAACCGTTCAGTCAGCATTCGCTGATCGCGAACCTCGGTTTCATCTGTGATTTCTTGATTCATTTATGCGATTACCTTGCTAAAATTTTTTAAGTTTTCTTCCCCTTGTCCTTATCCTTGGCGCCCTTGGTGTCAGCTTTTTCGTCTGCACCATCTTCCTTATTGGCATCGGCGGCTTCTGCCGCGAGCTTCGCCTGAAGGTCGGGGGACGCAAACTGCAAGTCGAGATTGTTAATGAAGTCCTGCTCGTACTTGTGTTGCTCCATCACTTCCTCGAAGTCGTGACCGCGCTCGGCTAAGACTTCGGTAATGGTTTTCAAACCTCGATTGATCGCGGCGATGTCTGCGTTCACGTCCTTGAGCGGATCAACCCACTCGAAGCCTCTGCCGCGCCAGATTGGAAACATCACCTGATCGAGTGCGCTGACGGGGATCAACCGGCTTGCATTGAACATCAGCCACTTCTCGTAAACGTCCTGATATAGATTCTCGGCGAGCCACTGCTGTAGCATTCGCCACACTTCGCGTTCCTCGATCGTACCGGCGCGGATGGACGAGAAATTGACTTCCGTTAAGTCCGACGTAAGCGTGCTGTAACTGACACCCAAGCTCGACGCGATCTTGCGGAGCATCCGGGTACTGAAAGACTGATCCTGCGGCTTGTTCGGCGAAAACTCGTGAACGGTGTAGCCTGCGGGAATCTCAAGAATCTGTCCGGGCGCTACCTCGGTGTTGATCGTGCCGCTTGTCGCCTCGCCGGGATCGAGTGGAGCCGGGGGAGAAACGAACGCCATATTCGACGCGTTGATCCGGGCACCCACCAACTCAGCCTCATCGAAGCCGTCGAGTTGGTTCATCGTCAGCACTGCGCCGTGTGCCCACGTAATGCCGCGCCCTTGTCCTACGCGATCCTTAATGAAGCGGTGGATGATAAGCTCTGCCGGGACGCGTAAGCGCTGAACGGTGTTGGGGACAACCTTCAGTCCGGGAACCGATGTCGTTGACCACTTGGGGTCGGTGAACCAGTACGCTACCGGCTTGTCGTACTTGTCGTACTCGACCGACATCACGACACGGTTGCCGCTTTCGCGGATGTCGGCGTTGTAGTCCTCGTCCAACCAGTCGGCATCGAGCATCTGTAGCTTCAACCCGTAAGGGCTGTCGCCGTCGAAGATAAGTCGAATCAGGAACTCACCGTCAGTCGCCATCGTCCTGAGCGCGAGAGACGCGAGGTTCCGAAGTGACGACTGCCCTGTCACGTCGCAATGTTGTTTCCGACACCACTGCTTCCACTCGTTCTCGACCTTGCGGTTCAAGTCCTCTTTCTTCGTGTTGTCAGCCTTCTTCGCGTCTACCTGCGGCTTCATCCCGTACGTGCCGATCACGTTAGCGTCGAGCTTCTTCAGGAAGCCGATGAAGTAGTCGTTGTCGCGAGCTAAGGCACGACCGTTCGCGCGAAGCTGTCGGATCGAACCACGTACATCCTGATTCGCCGAGTAGTTGAAATTGTTCCGATCGCCGACGAGACGGTTGTTCTTGCCTGCCGCATACTGCCGTTCCATTTCGACAGCACCAACGGCGCGGAAAGCCTTCTCTGCTATGCGATCAAATAAACTCATATAAAAATGGGGCGATTACCGGCGCGGAACACCACCAACCGGCGCGAACGGAGTAAATCCTACGCCCCTCAGTCGGCTACGAAGCCGAATCTGTGTCGTCTAAATAGAGGCTCGCTGTTGTTTGACCGGCGCTCGGCGGCGACGATTGCGGCGTACATTTTCCGTGCCTCGGTGAGTTCTGCGATGCTGAGTCGCGATAGGCTTCTCGACCCTGAGCCGGACTGAATCGTGTAGGACTGCTGATCCTTCGTCGCCTTGCCTAGCATCGTAGCGTCGATCGCTTCAAGAACTTTCTCCGCGACGGATCGACCGTCATAGGCGCCTGTGCCTGTGATCTTACCTACAAGCCAAACCGTTCCCTCGGCGATGAATACGCGACCGCCTGCTCCGTTCTCGGCGACGATGTGATACCAGTACTGCCCGGTCGTGAAGTTAGTCGTGTCGGTGGGTACGAGTTCAAAGACGATGTTGTCGCCGTCTACCTCGCCGTCCTTGGTGAGTGATGTGGCGCCGCCCAAGACGAACTTGGGGGTGTACCCGTTAGGCACATCCGAAGCTACGTCCTCGACCTCAAAGGTCAGGTTAAAATTGGCGCGAATTTCTGTTGGAACCACTAGGTACGACCCTGCCGTGTGAACTTAGAAACGAATCCTTGCGTCTGCCCAAACCTACGCACGAAACTCTCATTGTTGTCTTTTACTGCATTTTCAGACACATACAGTGTATCAGTTTTGGCGGCACAATGCAAGTTCTCTTGTTCAAGTGCTCGCGGGAAGTTGAAGTTCAAGTGGTAGAGTGCCGCCATCGCGTAAACACGGCAGTCGAGCGCTTCGTTACGTGATCGGATTTTCTTGTACATCCACTGGCTGTAGCCGTGGGGATCGTTCTTGTCGAACTTCTTGATCTTCTTGACGCGCTTCTCTGCCGTAAGCTGTTTGTAATACTCGTCATCGTACCCTGCCGGGAAATGACAGTATGCGGCGCCGGGTTCCGTGACTTTCAGGTAGCCGAACAACTTGTCCTTCACGAGATTGGTGCCGACGATGTACAGTAGCGCTCCACCTTTCAGCTTAGTCGGACGCATCGAGATCGTTTCCTTCGCGGCGGTCGAGCTACCTTTGATCGCAAGCCACTTACGTCCGCTATGCGCCTTCGTGAACGCATACACCGCCTGCGTATTGTGACCACCTGAGTCGATACAGCACGCGTCGATCGTCCGGGTCAGCCGCGTCCCTGTAGAGTCCTCGCGCTCGCACTCGTAGCTCTTGCTCAAGACCTCGAATAGTTGTTGCCACACCTGCGGCTGATTCGTGTCGCCTCGGATGACGTAGTAGTTGATCGACCACGATTCCTCGCCTATGCCCCACCCTACGATTTCGCATTCGAGGCGATCCGGTTGGGTATCGACCCCGGCTGTCAGGCAAAGCACTCCGAGCGGGATTTCGGCGCTGTATTCTTCCTCGCGCTGTTCGAGTCCCTTGATGTCGGAGCCTTCCTGATTCGTGTCCCACGTCTCGCCTAGCAACGTGTTGACGAACACCTTCAGTAATTCGGGCTTCCCTTCCTTCGCCGCCTTGATCGCTACAAGAAACTCGGCGATGATCTCGTGCCAGTGGAACCAAGGTGAATTGAGCGCGTTGATAGCGAAGCCGATTGAGCCTTTGTGGTTCCCTGCTGTGAGAACGGCATCCAGTGATTCGCCTTCCGCGTCACGCCACTCTGCGCCTGATTCTGCTGAGATCATCCACAGCTTGTGATGCGGCTCGATCAGACAGCCTTGCTCGCAGACGTAGTAACATTCCTTGATGTTCCCGTCCTCGTCTAGCTCCCACTGGACGCGGTAGTCCCCGTGCTCGACCTCTACCTCACCCTTGTCGTTCACCCTCTCGATCACGTCACGCCATCTGAGGACTTGGAACGTGCCGCAATGTGGACAAGGGACGTGATACTTGAAGCCGTGGCTCGTATTAAACAGTTCCTCGATCCTCGACTCCCCTTTAATGGTCGGGGTCGAAGTGGGGACGATCTTACGGTTTGAGAATGTAGTGGCGCGTCGGATGGCGAGTGTGAGCGGATCACCTTCGTTGTCAACGTCGCGCGGGTAGCGATCGACCTCATCGGCGAGTACCACACGGATCGGGTTCGATGCGAGTCCTGATGCCGCGTTAGCGCCTGCCATAAGTAAATGACCGCCGACGAACGCCTTAGACAGCATCGTATTGTCGCTGTCTCGTGACTTGTCATCCGACATCACAGCCGCGAGTACCGGGGTGTCTCGAAGCATCGGCTGTATGCGCTTCTTCGAGTAGTCCTTCATTCGATCCACGGTGGGTTGAATGAGTAGGATCGGACACGGGTCGTGGTGGATGAAGTAGCCGCAGGCGTTGTTGAGCACTTCGGACTTACCAACCTGCGATGATGTCTTGAGGACTACAGTGTGAACGGTCGGCTCGGTGATGACATCCATCCACGCACGAGCGTACGGTACACGAGACGTGCGCCATCGTCCGGGTTCAGCCGACGCTTCAGGGGACAGGATGCGGTGCATATCTGCCCAATCGGAAACGGTCACGCCGCCTTGGGGGATCGCCGCATCAGCCGCCGAAGCGAATATGTCGAATGCTTGTTTGGTTACTGACACTTCGAGAGTTCTACGTTGAAGTTCCTAAATTGCTCGATACGGTGGATCACTGGTTGACTGGTGGTAGAGAACACCGGATACCGTTTAGCGCCTTTCTGTTTGCATTTCGGGCACACCACGATATAGGCGTCTGGCGCTATCTCAGGTACGCGCGACCACTTATGCCGTGAAGTGAAATCAATCTCCATCTGTTTCCTCGGTGTCGGCGGGAAGGTCGAGTATTTCTTCGATGTCGTCCGTGGGGTCGATGGATAGGAAATGCTCAGGCATCGACTTCAGTTCATCGAACGCATCAGCGAGCGCCGTGCGTAGCACTGCCTCAATCTCTAACGGGTCGGTCTTGCCGAGTAGGGTCGGAGCAAGAATGCTTGGTGTTACCCTGACGATTCGCGCGTACAGAGTTTTGATAAGCTCTGCCGCCGCCGTTTTCATATCTGCGACCGGCACCAACTCGCCTCTCAACCGGGCAACGATGATCTCAGCCTTTTCAGCGTCCGCTACTGCCCTGCGATTTTTCGCGTCGGACTCAGGATCAGCCGACTTCGTGACGATCGCCTGTACCGCAATCATCTTGTCGTAGAGTTTCTGGCGCCCTTCCTGCTTGAAGTGCATTCCTGCTAGGCGCCCTTTGACCGTTCTACGATCTTTGCCTGTGATCTTCGCGAGGGTTTCTTGGTTCACCCACTCTATTTTGCGCTCTGACATCGTTGATTACTTTTTGGCGGTTTTGAATGCGATGATGAGATTCTTGCCGAGTCTGTCCGCGTAATGGTTGGCATTCATCGTCTTTACGCCGGTTTTCGTGAAGATTCGTTTCTCAGGTACGCGGACGGTTCGCTGAAGGACTGCCTTGAGTACTACCTTGGTCTTGGCGCGCTCCGATCTCCGACCGATGCGTAGATTGCCACGGGAGTCACGAAGCAGTTCTCCACTCTTGGACTCGCCGACGCGCTGAAGGATGAGCATCTTCCCGGACTTCGATCTGACCTTGAATGCCTTTGTGCGCTTCGTGTTCGCCAAGAGCTTCCCTGCCTTCTGGCTTGGGGGCATCTTAGACATCAACGAGGGGCGCGCATTTCCGACATCCGGGATCGCAAGGTGAGTCCCTGAACCACGGTTGCCGCGCTCTACCTTCTTCACACCGTCGTTGTAGCCTTCTTCCTCAAGCAACCAGTCTGCCGCCGTGCCCACCTGACCTTCGAGGCTCGTGCGCTTTGCGTATACGACGTTGACTCCGAACTTCGTGCGCGGGTTTGTCCAGTTGCCTCGGATGTGTAGACCGCGCTTCAGAGCACCGATGATGTTCGTCTGCGACCGATCGAGAAGATCGTTAGTCGTACGGTAAGCCGAGAACTGGATTTGCTTGGGGAGTGTCGCTACACCGGCGATGTCACCTGATACTGTGACATCCACTTTCGACACGCATACATTGTAGCACGAAACAGGTGGAAATCGCTAATGATTCGTTGTATGCTTTCAGAGTATGGAAAAACTCTTTACGATGTACGCTCTCGCAGTGTTGGCTTCTCTCGATCAGCCGGTGGACGCCGACGCACTCTTACGTGATCTCGCCAAGCGTTATAAGGTCGCCCATCCCAACTACAGCTTCAAGGACTCACTTAACAACTTCTGGATCGACTCGCCTGAGAAAGCCACAGGTCGATACGACATCGAGGACGCGGTAGTGCAACGCACGTACATCCCGGTTGCGGCGCTACGGAGCTTCGCGAAGCAAGCAGGGGTCAACCTACCTCGGCACGGCCTGACCTCTCGGACTGCCCGAATCAGCCAAGGGGCAGAAACGGTCAAATGCTTCGTCATCGAAAACCGGGTCACGCCGTAAATGACGCTTTAAAAGGGACTTACGTGTTCAACCACGTTGTGTGACCCTCGTGTAACCCTATTTCGGTTAGCAGGGTTACAACTAACGGAGCCTGTAAACCCAATAATAATAATAAGTTAGTCTCTCTCTCTCTCTCTTGGTGACTTTGTAACCCGATTTTTGTATATAAGCCTCGTATGTTGTGACCGTCCGGTTGGATGGAAAGTCACAATATTATAAGTTTATGTCGGCATCCGGGTCACAAAGTTTGAAACCCATCTAAACCCCTAATTCCACAACAACTTCTGGCGTGACCGATGCGCCACACAAAACCACCTGATCCCGGTCACAAAGCCGAATCGAGCCGCCCGGCACCCACTCGGCTTCCTCACCCCTGCCCACCCGAATGGTGGAGAGTCGGGAAAATACCCCAACTAACTTCCGAGTGCGGTCGCGCGACACCCCCTGTGTAGACCCCTAGGGAGTACCTTTCGGGTTTTGTAACAGACTTTGTTACAGTCAAGAGCACAGACCACAACCTGTAGTGGTGTCGTCCTGCTACACTGAGCGTGCGTGCTTACAAGGTACAATCCTTTGTGGTGTGCCCGTACATAACACCCTCATACCAGTTCACCAGTACACCCTCACACCAGTACACCCTAGCCCGTTCACCTGCTACCGTACGACAGAGCACGCCATAGATAACACCATCACACGCGCCCCAAGATCGCACACAGTCCACACTCCAAGCCCTCACCTACATCACACCCCTAGCCTGCGCCCTCGTACCGTATAGGACGGCACACACCTGCCACCGAGCATACCCCGGCGCCCTCAAAATAAAGGACTTGACAGAGCGCATACGGTGTGTCAGTCTACCTACAGTTAGTCAGAAAACAACTAGCAAAGTTTTTCTGAAAGAACGCATACATTGTGTATTTCTTATTAGAGTAGGTTAGTAACAAAGACACTAACCAACACTCGGGAGTTCTGAGTAGCCTAGACCTAAGAAGCGAAGCGTAAACCTCACTAGCCCGGCACACGTCCACAGAACGCATACACTGTATGAAGCGCTATTCACTATTAGTAACACTCGCAACCTTTACGGGATTAGTCCTGAGTTTCGGGTTCGCATTCCTTATATGAGCACCACGCACACACCCAACACCATAGAGAACGTTATCCAGTCCAAGTATCCATTTGCGACGGATGCCACACAGAGGGAAGCGCGCAGGACGTTCTATGTAATGAAGAACGCTAACAACCTAGTTAGCCCGGATGTGGTGATAGCAGTGACAGCACACCGGCACGCAATGGATCGCCTGAGCGAGTCGCACACAGAAAACACCCGCCAACTATTTGAGGTTGCATTCCAGAACGAAGAACGGCGCACAGTCCAGACAGCATAAGAGGTAAACACAGATGAGAGTCCACGAAGTAAAGGTTTTCACGTTCGATGAATTGACACCTGAAGCGCAGGAAAAGGCGCTCGACCATCATCGGCAATTTGTCTACGAGGACACACAACACCATTTCGATTCGATGAAAGAGGATGCAAGCGAAAGCGCGTCCTTCAAGATCGAAACGCTGAACGATAACCCTATAGATGGCGCCGGGGTATTCCTCGTGGATGCTGAGACTACAGCAAAAGCGATCCTCACAAACCACGGTGACATCTGCAAAACGCACGGGATCGCTAAGACATTCCTAGACCAGTGGCAGGCGCTAAACACGCTCAAAGATAGTTGCGAGGAACAACTAGACCGCCTGAACGAGATCGAGGAATGGAACGCGGGTGATAAAGAGTCAGCCCGACAGAACGAGTTACGTCTGAGCCAAGTAGAGGATGAGATTGAGGAATTAGAAAACGAGTTCGCTAAGGACATCGGGCACGAGTACGGGGTTCTGTGGTCACAGGAATTGGGGTATCAGACATCCGATGAAGCGATAAAGGAAACCATAGAGGCAAACGAATATGAGTTTTTAGAGGATGGCAGTTCACCCCGGTTCTAATCTGCGCATTTGGGAGCGCATCACCTTAAGACGTTCGCCGGGATCGTATAACCCGCATAGCTGAAAACATTATGTCTAAGAATTACAGGTCGGTAGATGCGTGCGTGCACGCCTTTGCAAACTTTTTTGATGCGGTCAAGTTCTCCGCGTCAGGTCAAAGCGCGTCCGTATCGTTTCGCAACGGCGCCCTATACTCATACGCCGAACCGATAGCACGATACGTGGAGACAAAGGCAGGTGCGACGGTGGTACTCATCCACACCGGCACGTGGAGTAACACCACATCAAAACACCAGTCCAAAGCCCGGCACGCGCTTTCACATTACACACAAATCCGCGTGCCTAGCCTGAGCACATTCGCGAACGATGTATTTAGCGCATTTGAGCGCGAGTGTAAGCCCGTACTGGACAAACTCGCTAAGGCACGTAAACCGATAATTTACTTGGACACACTCGCCGACCTAGCCGAAAACGCGCGCAAATACGCTGAGGCGACCGGAAACAAAATCCCAAAGCCTTTAGCTAAATTGTTCTCCATCAAAGACGGCACCGAGGCTACCGCGATCTTTGCCAAAGAACGTAAGGCGCAGGACAAAGCGAAACGCGAAGAAGCGGCACGGAGAGCAATCGAGGACGCCGACCGGCTTGAAAAGTTCCGGGCGCGCGAGGTCGACCACCTGTACACGGCAGACGGTCTTTCACACCTGCGCATCAATAACGTTGAAAGACGGATCGAAACTTCACAGGGTGTACAGATAGGACTAGGCGCGGCACGTGCTCTGTGGCAAGGCATACAGCAAGCGTTAGCGACCGGCGATTATTCGCAGATCATCGGTAGCCGCATCCTCGACAGTTTCACCGTGCGGAACCTGACACCCGCACACATCGAAATCGGATGCCACACCATAACGCACGGGGAAATTAACGCCATCGCGGATCAGATGCGATGGACATCCGAGGCGAACGCGGCAGGCACTATCCCGGCACCGGCTGAGGCACCACAGCACCCGGCACTCTAACACCAAGGCATCCGAGGACGTTCGCCGGGATCGTATAACCCGGCACCACTAACAATGACAGTCAACGAACACTTAAACGCAATCTGCACCGAGGCAGGATTAGGAAGTATGCGCGAGGTTCTGCAATTCGTTAGGGATCGCGACACGGTACGGGACGCGGTTTGGTTATCCCTCGACGCTGAGAGCATCACGCGCTTTTATGCTGACTTCGTTGTCTATGCTGTGGACAAAATCGAGGACGAATTAACGCCTGACAGTTTCAACGTCGCGAGTCGTGAGGACGGCAGGTTTGATGCGTTCGACGGTGATGATCCTATAGGCATATTCGACACCGAGGCGCAGGCGCGGCAGGCATACGAGGCACAAAGCGTATGACTACATTATTAGAAGTTACACCGTTCATCGCCGGGATCATTCTTCCGTTACTGGTCGGCGCTTGGATGGATCAGAGGGGGAGCAAATGAAATATCAAATCATCATCACGGCTGAGTGCCCAAACATCACACCCGCGCATCAACGCTACATCACCAAAACCGGCGAGGGTTCGAGCATCAGGACGGCGGCAACAGACGCGCTAGACAAGGTATTCCGCGACGACAAGATCAAGGCGCTACGGAACAAGCTACCTATTAAAGTAGTCATCCAACACGGTGGCGAGGTGGTGGAATGAGGCAAGGACTTCTAACCCGCAAAGCATCCGAGGCGGCAGTAAACGCGTTCTTCAGGGCGACAACACCGGCACCAAGAATAGCGACAGCGCCGAGGGTGCCACACGAAATTCTCACAACGATCAAGGGGAAAACATTAGACGGTATTTTGTTTGACGGTACGTTACAGCACGCGGCACAGATCGGGGCATTCCTCGTGGCAGGCTTCGCGATCGAGCAATCGAAAGGCGTAACCCGGATCAAACTCAACGAAGGCAATACGGAGATTCTGGAAGGCGATTTTCTCGTGCTGAATGGTCAACCTCTCCGCGTTATATCCAAGGCAGACCTAGACCTTATGTGGGAGATACCACCGAAGGCACCAAAGGTTACAACTTGGTGGGACTGGCTGAAGAATCAAGTTAAGAGGTAATAAGACGTTTAGCGGGGAACGTATAAACCGCACACCAATACACAATGGCGGTAGATAGAATTTCATTCGACAAACGAGACGCGCAGATCATCGCGACGGCACTCAAAGAAGCTAACCCAAAGATCAAGGCTGAGGACTCAGAACGGATCACCGGCAAGATCGGTGGTTACCTGAAGCTACAGCGCGATAAGGCTAAGGGCATCGAGGCACCCGCGAAGAAGGCACCCAAGGCTCCGAAGGCTCCGAAGGCGGCACCTGCAAAGAAGGCGGCTAAGGCTCCGAAGGCGACCGACGTGGCACCTGCAAAGAAGGCACCGGCAAAAAAGTCGGCAGACAAGCCGTTCAAGCTCCCGGTAATGCCTACACCATTCGACGCGGACTAAACACGAGGTAGGGCGTCCAAGGCTCAGGACGGGCGCCCTTTACATAACACCATAAGATGAGTAAGACCATAAAAAAGCAATACAAGTGTCAGCACTGCCAAGAGTTTAAGGACGCGAAAGCCTTTTACACATCGCACACCGGGCGTGCATCCCCGTACTGTATTGAATGCAACCCGGATGCGACCTTACTAACCAAGTACACCCGCGAGGCGAGGCGCTTAGGCTCCAAGGCTTTCAGCGCTAAAATTGAGAACAAGGAACGACAGCTACGTCTGATGCTTCAGGCGGCGAGTGAGGTATAAATTATGACCGTGGAATTCATTCAGTACATTGACGCAAGGCTCAGACACGACCGCTCGTACCTCGAAAAGAATCCGGGCGACCTACGCACGATTGGGCACATCGACGCGCTTACAGAGGTCAAGGGAAAGTACATCGAAATGATTGCGGATCAACAACAAGAAATCCGAGGCGGCGACCGACCGTATGATCTGCAAGCCGGGATCGAGAACGCGAAAAACGACCCAAGGCGTGCGAGGTTCAAACTATGAAAGGCGAAATCACCGTGGACGGCGACACCTACCAGTATGCGCGCGAGGGGAATTGGGTTACGATCCAAGACCCCACACCTGATACAGAACGGATAGGCTTCGCAATGCCACCGGGCGATGAGCACGCTACCCTCGTTCGGATCATCGAAGCTATCGGTGTACGCCGAAACGAGCAATTTTACGAGAAGGGATTTAGTATCGGGGCGATCATCGAAGCTCCAAAGCATACAAAACATCCGTAAAAGGAATTGACCGTCAAATTTCCTTCTGCTACATTGTAGCTTCACCGGGGATTAGGGTGTGCCTAGGTTTTCCCTCACAGCCAAGGCTTTCGACCACATACAACGCATCTATGATGAATGAAACGGACTTGATTACAACTCAAGGCTTCGATAGCGTACCCCTGACTATGCCGATTGACTTTGAGCGACAGCAGTTCTTTTGGTCACGTGTACGAAAGGACGGCGAACATTTAATTTGGGAAGGCGCCGACACTCCGCGAGGCTACGGCAAAATGAGTGTAGGCGCCGACGTAGTTTATGCTCACCGGGTCGCGTGGTGCATCGCGCACAACCTCGACCTGAGAGACATTGAGAACAAGACCATCCTACGCACCTGCGAACGAAACGATTGCGTCGAACCTACCCACCTTGCCGCCCGGCAGAAAAAATCTTCCAAGACCGCTTGACACCTGACCGCATACAATGTATCTTGGCATACAGTTGGAAGCACGGGCACGATCTAAGCAATACCGAATTTGGGAAGTCGGATAGATCGAGGCACAAACAGAGGTCGTAAAAACTCTCTCCGTACAAACAACCACTCTTAATCACTCAAGGGGAAAAATTTAATTTCGGTTTTAAGACCGTCTTTCCTAGTAGTGCCCTCTGTTTCATCTGTGGGACAGCACATTAAGATTGACACGCAAGGCGAACGTGCAGTATTCTTCACTCGCTCGGCATCAAAGAATCGAGTTAGCTAAAGTAATCACGAAACGGAGAGGTAATTGAAATGAACGGCGCGGCTCTCATCAAACCCAAGGCGGTAATTCTTTACAAGGCGGCATTCATCACAGCAAGGACACCCAAGGACACACAGGTCGAAGATCGGCTCAAGGCTCTCGACGGGGCATACACTAGGGTTAAGGAAGCAATCAAGGCAGATGACCGTCCGAGCATTCAAGCAGACGCGGCGATCATTTTCAGTAACTTAGTAGCATTAGGATAAGGAAATACCGGGAGCCAAGGCGATTTGGGAAGCGCTGAGGCTCAGGAACCGGGCAAAAATAAATCAGGGTCGTAATCAATATGGATAAACTCATCTATCTCGCGTCACCGTACACGAGCCAATTTCCAGACATAACAGAGCGCCGAGTTAGACAGGTGCAAGACGCGACGGCGAAGTTCATCGAACAGGGATACCTAATCTTCTCGCCGATCATTAACAGTCACCCGATTACAGACCTCGTATCATTCAGCGCGGTCAATACCGAGGACGGTATGAGTCCGTGGATGGACTACGACAGGGCAATGATCGACCGCTCCGACGAGCTTTGGGTTCTCTGTCTGGACGGTTGGCAGGACTCACTTGTGATCGAGGCTGAGGTAGCCCACGCACTCCAAGGCGGTAAGCCGGTCAAGTACTTCTCTTACCCCGAACTCCGAGAGAACGGGCACGTAAGGGTATTCAATATTAAGGATACCTTCGTCGGCGCCGGTGACTTCTACTCCCCGCCAAGCAACGGCAAGCCCCCCATCAAAAAATTTGAGCAGGAAACGCATACAACGTATCAGCCGGGAGATCGAGTCCGAGTGATCGCGAATGGCTCTGACGATCGCCACAGTTTTGAAATCGGTGAGGTGACGACTATAACCGGGGCGGGCGTGCATCAGGAATACGGCTTTCGCTACGAGACTGAGGACGGATGGTACGTTCTCCCTTCCGACATCACTAGGCTTGAGGTGATCCCACAGGCAGACGGCGATTCAAGTCAGGACTGCGCGTGTCACGAGATACACGTAGGTAAGGACTGCTTCGGTCAGTCACCCAAGGCTCCAGTCTACCCGGCACCGGACGAGACAGGTACGCAGGACGAGGAACCGCGTCGAGAGCAAATCATCATCGGACTCAACGGTGTGGCTCAGAGCGGCAAGGACACGGTAGGCGCCTACCTCGTAGAGACGTACGGCTTCACCCGGATAGGACTCGCAGACGCGGTTAGGGACGCCGCACTTGCCCTCGATCCCGTTGTCGGACTCACGCAGGAAGCCCTCTTAGAAGAATTAACCCTTTGGGACTTCTTCGGGTTGCAGGGAGCGTGGGGCGCGGAAGGCTTAACCTTCTTCACCCGTCTTAGCACTCTCGTCAGCGTCATCGGGTGGGAGCGTGCCAAGAAGTTCCCTGCCGTTCGCACCACACTTCAGAAGATCGGTACGGATGCCGGGCGTGCTATTCACGGCGACCACATCTGGCTCGACATCGCCAAGAAGAAGATCGCGGCGGCGTACCCCAACCCGGTCGTCATCACGGACATTCGATTCGACAACGAGGCTGAGTTCGTCAAGGCGCTCGGTGGTGAAGTTTGTGAAGTCAAACGTCAAGGGGTAGAGGCAATCAACGGTCACGCATCCGAACAGCCGCTCACCCGTGTCGATTGGGTGCTCCCTAACCACCTGACGATCGCCGACCTCTACGGAACGGTTGACTGGATGATTGAGCGCTTATGAAACAGCAACCGAAGCTGATCCTGACCATCGCCGGGAAGAACCTACAGGTCACGGTCAGCAAAGCGATGTGGGGTGTGTGGCGGGTTCTCACATACCCCTTGGCGATCACAGCCGGGTACTACTTTTTCGGCACGGACGGCGCTCTCTTTACGACAGTTCTCCTCGTGCTCACGAACCGAGGTCAGATATGAAGCACCGACTAACAGAATACGCCGTCTACGCTCTCGTCATCACCGGCGCAGGGTACATCGCATACCACTTGGTCAAGGTGCTCTTAGCGGACTAACAAGACTGGCTCTGCACGGATAAGGGAATGCAGAGGGTAGCGGAGTTCTTATCAACTCGCGGCATCGGGAGCACTTGATTCAGAGAGTGCGGTGAGGAATAAGCGGCAGGACGGGGCGCCTCACCAACATCAACTTATGAAGCTCCTAGATCGGCTCCTAGAGTGGGGTGTCCCTTATCTGATCTCACTAATTTTCGCACTGTTTCTACTGATATGCGGGGGTTGGTCGCCCTACCAATAACGAAATGAAAAAACGATACACCATCGAGATTGAAGTGGACGAGACAGGCGGCAAGCTCGAAACCTGTGAAGGTTGTTGGGAAATGACACTCAACAGCAGTCCGAACACGCGCGAGGAAAAGCCGATCAAGGTACTCGCTGTCCGAGGGTCACAAGCCATAACACCATCGGAGATTCGCTCACTGATTATCGAGCGCGGTCTGACACTCCGAAAGGTCATCGACGCGGCTAGCAGTTTGATGGAGTTCACCCTCGTCGGACTAGAGAACTTCGATCGCAATATCATCCCGGACGCGAAACGGAGAGCGGCCGCCCTCTAATGAACCTCATCGGATTCGACATTGAGACTGCCGGGAGCGGTGACGGGTACGGCTTGCAACCTTACAGGGTATTGCAGGGCGAGGCGCGGATCACATCTTTCGCGTTCGTCACCGAGGCAGGCAACACCTTAAAGGCAGGTTTGAACCCGTCGATCGAGGACATCAGGGAAATGCTCGCGTGGATCGCAAAAACGACACCGACCGCATACCTCATCGGATGGAACGTCGTATTCGACTGCGCTTGGTTGATTGCTTGCGGTCTTGAGAAAGAAGTTCGCGCCTGCCGGTGGTTGGACGGTGAAGTGCTACGCCGTGCCATAGAAAATGACACTACCGATAAACGGTACGGTCTGAAACCCACCGTAACCAAGTATCTGCCCTCGTACGCAGGCTACGAGCAGGAAGTAGGGGGTGATTTTAATGAGATAAATGACGCGCTCTTGCAGTACAACATCTTGGACGCGGGGCTGACAGCTAAACTCGGTCGTCTCTTTATTGACGAACTCGCCGGAACTCGGCGCCTTACGCTCTCAGCCCTGATTTCCAAGTCCATTGTGCCGGTCGCGAAAGCGTGGGTTGAAGGTATCCACGTCGATCTTGAAGCCGTCGATGTTTGGGAGAAACGCGCACTCGCCGATCGCGACAAAGCATTCGCTGAAGTGATGCGCCTGTCAGGTCTGCCGGACTGGGACGCTGAAGCGGCTAAGAAGATGCTCGCCTCACACGTTCAGCTAAAGAAGTTCCTACACGCCAAGGGGTACGAGGTCGCCAAGACAGATAAGGTCGAACTCTCGAAGCTCTACCACGTGCCGCTCATCAAGGCGATCGCGGACTGGAAGAAAGAGAACAAGTCGATCACGACATACATCAAAGCCGTCCGCGCATCACTCGCTTACACCGGCACCGACCGCACACACCCGTCCTGCCGCCTATGGAACACATACACCGGGCGCTTCGGGTACACATCTAAGACGCTCAAGAAGTTCCAGACCGGCATCGCGATCCACCAGTTCCCTCGGCTGAAGGAAGCCCGTAACTGCATCGTCGCGCCGAAGGGTATGAAGTTAGTAGAGCTTGACTTCGCAACGCAGGAATCGCGCCTCATCTGTGACTGGTCAGGCGATCCGGTAATGACCGACATCTTTGAAAAGAAGCTCGATTTCCATACCTATATGGCGGCGATCATCGCGAACATCGAGTACGACAATATGGTTGATCGTGTGGCATCAGGTGACGCGCAGGCGAAGGAAGATCGCTATCTTGCCAAGGTCGTCAACCTGTCGTGTCAGTACCGCACCGGATGGAAGAAGCTCATCGACGTAGGGCGCTCTCAGTACGACGTGATCTTTGATGAGATCACAGCGCGCTACCTACACGGACTCTACCGCGACACGTACAAAGGCATCCCGAAGTATTGGGACGACGCTATCCTCCTAGCCAAGCAATACGGGTTCGCAGAGACGAGAGGCGGTCGCCGGGTGATGATCGAGGACTGGTCGCGTTCTAACACTTGGGCAAGCGAGTCCACCGCCATCAACTTCCCGATTCAAGGCACCGCCGCCGATATGAAGTTCCTCGCGATCGCGATGATTGACGATCCGCTCCGTGAGGTAGGCGGTCGCTACATCCTCGACTTGCACGACGCTATGTTCTCGCTCGTGCCTGACACGTCGAAGGGTTGGGACTGCGCGCTCAGGATGCGGGAGATATGTTCGACGCTTCCCTACGAAGCAGTGTTCGGTTGGACGCCGCGCGTAGCTCTGCCGGTCGATCTTAAGTACGGCGATGCGTGGGGATCGTTGAAGGAAATCGCGTGACCATCAAGGACGCCTACAGGCTTATCAACGACGGCACGGTCGAAGCCACAGCCTGCGGACTGAATGCGCACTTCGCCTGTTGGTTCATCCACGACGGGGTGAAATATATGCTCTCCGAGATCAAAGGGCACGCGATGAAACTTTGGGCGCTCACGGTGCCTAACACGGTAATAGACGAGATCAGCTTATGCGACGAAAAGTAAAGAACGATGAGTATGTGGACGAGTCGCTTGGGTGCATTCTCGGCGTCGGTGCGGTGACCTTATTCCACGCAGTTCCGAGGGACGACAAACCGCGCCCCGCAAAGAATCAGATTGGGTTCGTAAGACAGACAAAAAAGAGAGGTACGAAAAATGGACGCAGTGGAAGAAGCGATAGCAGACATTGAGACGATTTACCGTGACGGCGGCGACCGAGAAGAAACACTCGCGAAGCTCGAACGGATCAAAGAAGCCGTCGATGGATATGTAGAAGATTTGGTCTAGTTCGCTAGGCGGCATTTGGGCGCCGCACAAATCTTCATAACCGTTAGCTGAAAACAACAAGGGAGTCGTAATGAAACAACTGGTCACAGACCTATTCGGTCGCGCCAAGAAAACGGTCGCACGGTGGAATAAATCACAGCCTGAAGAACAACAGGCAACAAGCCCGGTCGCACGGATGTCGGCAGAGGAAGCCGTACAGGTCGTCACTGATCTCAGCCGCCACATTTGGCTACACGCCGGAAACAACCGCCACGACCGTCGCTGTCTCGACGCACAGCTACGTAAGGGTGCCGTCCAAGCTGACGGTAAGAACTACCCCGGCTACGGGCAGTTCCACGCCAAACGCAAGCCGCTCTCGAAAGCCGCTCGCATCTTTGCCAAGTTCCAACTGAAGAACTCGCCGCCTAACCAACCGGCGCACATCGACAGGAACGGCAGGCTCGCTACCAACAACCCGATCTACGCGGCATACGCACAACAGCGCGGGATGCAGGTGGTTCAGTAATGAAGCCATTTCCTGCGGTAAGCCCCTCGTCGTTACTGGACTTCGAGGGATGTCCGAAGCGCTATCACGAGGTTCGGATATTGAAGAAGTATCCGTTCACCGTCACCGAAGCGATCACCTACGGCAACGAGGTACACCAAGCGCTTGAGAACTACGTGCGCTTCACTACCGAGCTTCCCGATCACCTTGAGCACATCGCACCGATCATCGACGGGCTGAAGCAACTCGGTTACACGCTCTACGCAGAGTTAGAGTGCGCGATCCGAGAGGACTGGACGCCGACCGGATGGTGGGAGAAGGACGTGTGGTTGCGCGGCAAGGCTGACCTCATCGGGATCAAGGGTGATGAGGCGATCGTGTGGGACTGGAAAACGGGTAAGAAGAAGGACGACCCGACACAGCTTGAGATGTACGGCGCGATTCTCCACACCGTACTCGGACTAAGGAAGGTCGAGAGCGCTTATATCTGGCTCAAGGTCAAGGACAGCACCAAGGTTACGGTCGATGACTCGAACGTCGCTGAGGTCAAGGAAGGTATCACTCGGCGCATCGCCACGATGAAGGATCACTATGAACGACAAGACTTCCCCGCTCGGACTAGCCCGCTTTGCGGTTGGTGCCCGGCACTCGACACCTGTAACGAGGCTATTTACTACAAAGTCCAACGCGATCGAAAAAGACGTTAAGGCGCGCGTTAGGGCGATCATCGAGGCTCTTGCACCAAACGCTCATATCTTTATGCCGGTGCAGACCGGGTTCGGCGCTCCCGACCTCGACTTCGTTATCTCGATCAACGGGTTCAGCCTGCGGATCGAGACGAAGGTGGATCACAAACAACCAACAGCCCGTCAGCTTCAGACCATAGCGGCTCTCGATCGAGCGGGTGTTCCGGTGCTCATCATCGACCAGTACAACCTTCTGGATGTCGCGGTGACGGTGGACTACTTACTCACCGGCAAGCAAGGGATAGCCCTTTGGTTCGCTCAGGGTCAGCGCGAGGAATACCAAGAGAAATGATCTACACCGATCAGGAGTTACTAGACGCACCTTACTTCGCCGACAGCGAGGGGGAGAGTTCGTACGAGCGAAAGATCGTAACTACTCGAAAGCTCCAATCTTGTTGCGGTGACTTCGGGGAAGGGCGGCACGACATCGCACCGGGAACTCGTGCGATACGTGAGAAGTGTTTGCTCGAAGGGGACGGTTGGCGCTCGAACTATATCTGTAGCGAATGCGCGAGCAAGATCATCGACCGAGAACGAAAGGAATACCAATGAGAACACTCAGACAGCTTCGCCAGTTACTTAGTATCGCGTGGTTTATGAAGTGGCACCTGATCGCACACCGGGAACGCGTCTGGACTGAAGGGGCGCCACTTATTACTCAATTCGGATGCTACAGGTGCCGCACAAGTTTCAATGTCACTAAATAACTACAACTTCAAGGGTGTGCCCAAGCCATTCGCGCATCAGGTCGAGACGACGCAGTTCATTGTCGATACGCCTAAGTGCTTTGTGTTCAACGACATCGGCACGGGTAAGACGTGGAGCGGCGCGTGGGCGATCGACTACCTAGCTTCAATCGGAGAGGTCAAGCACGTACTCATTGTCGCGCCTCTCTCCACCCTTGAGATCGTCTGGAAGCGCACCTTCTTCCACCTGAACTCGATCCTCAGTGTCGAGATTCTGAAAGGTACGGCGGCAAAGCGGAAAGCTGTCTTGCACCGCGCCAAAGGCATATCACCATACAAGGTGTCGATCATCAACCCCGATGCGATCCACATCATCGCCGACGAGATCACGGATGTCGATATGGTCTTGGTCGATGAGTCCGCAATGTTCCGCAATGCCAAGTCTCGCCGGGTGAAAGCTCTGAACACGGTCTGCAAGGACAAGAAGCGGATCGTGATGATGACCGGAAGCCCGTGCCCTGAAGCGCCCACCGACATTTGGGCGTCAGCGAAGATCGTGTGCCCTGAGCGAGTCAGCAAATGGTTCGGTCAGTTCCGCGATCTCGTGATGAGAAAGATCAACACCTTTAAGTGGGTTGCCCTACCCGATGCACAGGAAACGATCGCGCTACTTCTGAAGGGATTCCACATCCGCTTCCGGCGCGACGAGTGCATCGACCTACCACCATCACACCACGCAGAGATCGAGGTCGATGCTACCAAGCAACAGAAAGACCTCATCCGGCACATCCGTAAGGAAGCTGTAGCGATGGTCGAGGACGGAGCGATCAATGCCGCGAACGAAGCGGTAGTGATCTCTAAAATCCTTCAGATCGCAAGCGGCGCCGTACGGTTCACGAGAGAGGACGGGACAGCCGACATCATCGAGACAGACTGCCAAGCAAAGTTTGATGCCTTGGACGGGATACTCGAAGCCTCTACTCAGCCGGTGATCTTATTCGCGCCCTTCACTGCTGTCATCGGTCGGATCACTGACCACCTGACACGCAAATCCGTACCCCACTGCACCGTCACTGGTGCTACTTCAACCTCAGAACGGCTACGGTCGTTCGACGCCCTACAGTCCGGGATGGTGCGCGTGCTCGTCGCTCATCCACAAGCAATGGCTCACGGCATCACCCTGACGAACTCAAACGTCGTCGTGTGGTGGTGTCCGATCTACAGCCACGAAATATACGAGCAAGCTAACGGGCGCGTTGTGCGTCCGGGGCAGACACGGGACACCTACTTCGTCCACCTAACGTGTTCTGCCTTAGAGAGCCGCGTGCTTCGGAAATTGGAGTCGAAGTCAGTTCTTCAGGGAACGCTTCTCGACTACCTACAAAGAGAGGAAAGCTAATGAAACAAGAGCGGGACGATTGGGTTACCCCTGACATACCCAAACCGGCGCGGCTGACTGAGAACGAAGCCGCAGTCATACATAGGGAGTTAGCCGCAGGTGCGTCGGAAGAAAAGCTCGCTCTCTATTTCAATACATCCGTGAAGGTAGTCCGACAAGCCTTCGCTTACATCAAGAGGACAAGATGCAAGAAATAAATGACGAAGCGCAGTTGACGGCGATTCTCGATGCGATCGGTGAGTCCAAGGACTACGGCGAACTCGTTCAGCACTATGTTGAGTTCCGCGATCAGAAGGAACAGATCAAGCGCGAAATGGCTGAGAGACAGGCACCCGCCGACGCCTGTATGAACCGTATCGAGGGGCGCCTACTGGAACTGCTAATGGAGTCCGGTCAGGACTCGGCAAAGACCAAGTACGGCACCGCGTATCAGAAGCCGTTTACGTCCGCGAAGATCGCCGACTGGAACGTGTTCATCGGGTACGTCAAGAAGAACGATGCTTACGATCTGCTGAAGAAGGATGTCGCGAAGGACGCGCTCAAAGCCCGACTCACTGAGACAGGTGAGATCGTGCCCGGCGTCAACCTCGTGACCACGAATACGGTCGGCATCAGGCGAGCGTGAAGCGATGGAACGGCGCGGTCGTAGCTGTAGATAAGCGCCGAAGAATCGAGTTCACGCCGGAACTGCTGTTCAAGCTCGGAGCGTCCGGCAAGACCATATTGGAGAACGCGCGGGGCTTGAAGGTAAGTCGCCAACTTCTCTCGGAACACATTAACAAGAACCTTACCAACAGTGAGGCATACCGAAAAGGAAAAGCTGAAAACAATGTCAGAAAACGCACTTGAAAAATTTAACCCTGCGGCGCTCGCAGGTATCATCGGCAAGGAAGAACTTGCAGTCGTCAACGATCCGTTCGCGGGTGGTATTTCAGGCGGCGAGTTTATCCCTCAAATCTCGATCCGAGGTAACCGCTTCCGTCTCAAGATCGGCGGCGAAGAAACCGTGCTTAGGGATGCCTTCATAGAAGCGTTCCTCGTCACGTCGCGCCCGAACATATCCAAGACGTTCTACGCCGGTGGGTACAACCCAAGCGCCGAGAACAAGGCACCCGATTGCTCATCGGCCGACGGCGAGCATCCAGATAGGAACGTGGACAACCCTGTCGCCACGAACTGTCAGGTCTGCCCCAACAACGCGTGGGGGTCGAAGATCAGTCAGGTCACCGGCAAGAAGTCGAAAGCCTGCAACGACTATAAGCTCATCGTGCTCGCGCTGACCGCCGCTCCCGACAAAGCGTTTGCACTGCGCATTCCTGCCGCATCGCTCAAGCCGTTCGCCGCGTACATCCAGAAGCTCAACCTCGCAGGCGTACCCGCCAACGCCGCAAAGACGCGTGTGAGCCTCGGCGACACGGAGTTTCCTTCGCTACAGTTCGAGTTTGCCGGGACAGTAGACACCCGTGAGGACTACGAGACGATCACCAACCTCGCGCAAGAGTCCGACGTGCTGAACGCGGTCAAGATTCAGGCGCGTAGCTCTGAGCCGACCCACACTGCGCAACAGCCGGTGGTCGTCGCGGAAGTGGCACCCGCACCCGCACCCGCACCTGCACCAGTGCCCGTTCCTGATCCGACACCGGAACCTGAACCCGAAGCCGCACCTGCGCCCGGACTCGCCGAGCTTCTTGGCACCAAGCCGAAAGCCGCGAAGAAAGCCGCCCCTAAGAAGAAAGCCGAACCTGCCCCGGCGTCCGTTGCTACTCCCGCACCGGCAACAGAGGACGGCGGTGAGATTACCTCACTCGATCAGTTGCTCGGCAAGCTGAAAGGTTAATGCCTAAAACCATAACCCGGAAGGTAGCCCTCGAAAGGGGGCTACCCCGGTACTTCTCAGGCAAGCCGTGCCCGAAAGGTCACATTGCGGAGCGCACGGCTAAGGGAGCTACGTGCGTTGAATGCACCCGCGACCGGGGACGCGTCAACACTCTGCACGACAGCCTAGAGAAGCGTAAACAGAATCTTAAACAGCGCTACGGACTCTCTATCGAGGACTTCATCGTGCGCGTCGAGAGACAGCGAAACCGATGCGCCCTTTGCTCGAACCTGAGTCAGAAACTGGTGGTCGATCACTGCCACGCACGCAAGAAGGTTCGCGAGCTTCTGTGTGAGCGCTGTAACCGCCTGCTAGGAACGGCTGAGGACTCGCTTGAGATATTGCAGTCGGCTATCGACTACTTGGTGAAGCATTCATAATGTCATCGTTTCTTAATACAGTTTGGGGTGAGTCAGACGGTGTGCGCTGTGTCGTGTCGGGGAAGATGCGCCACTCGTTCGCCGGTGACAACTCTATCGCTATCCCGCCGAAGCGAGACGTGTGGTTTGCGCCTGCCTTGTTCTGCACCGACGAGCGGAAGAAAGAGCACGTTCAAATCATCAAAGCCTTCTGGCTCGACATCGACTGCGGCAAGCCCAACACATACACGGACAAGATCGAAGCAGTAACGGCGCTTCGTAACTTCATAGACGTTCTCGGTCTGCCGGAACCTGCCGTCGTCAATTCAGGTAACGGTATCCACGTGTGGTGGGTACTCGATCGCTACCTCACCCCGGAACAATGGCAACCGCTCGCGAGCGCCCTGCGTGAAGCCTGTGTCGAACAGAACCTTCTCGCGGATCACGGCATCACGATCGACAGTGCCCGGATAATGCGCGTGCCGGGGACGCACAACTATAAAGACCCGAAGAACCCAAAGCCGGTCGAGCTTCTTACCGAGGTCGTGCTATGCACACCTGAGCAGATCGAAGAAGCAGTCGGCGCCTACACGTTCAAAGTAGAGGTTAAGAAAAATGCAAAACAATCAAATGCCGTCTTTAGTGTCGATCTCCCAACAACTCCAAAGGATGCAGAGCGAATCGCAGATCAATGTAAACAGCTCGACGGTTTCCGAGGATCAAAGGGAAATCTCAGTGAGCCTATATGGTATGCAGGTCTTGGAGTCCTCGCCCTTTGCGTTGATGGTGAGCGACTTGCTCAGGAGTGGTCTAGTGGACATCCAGATTACAGTGAAGAAGCCACAGCCGCAAAATACGAAAGAGCGGTCGAGTTCGCGCCTACCACTTGCGCCAAATACGGAGAAGTAAATCCTGCCGGGTGTCAGGGGTGCCCGTTCCTCGGCAAGATCACATCGCCGATTCAGTTGGGGGAGACTGTCACCCCGCTTCAGATCACAGAGCCTACCCCGGAAACCCTCGCCATTGAGCCTAGCAGGACGCGTGAGAGCGACGATACCGAGATCATCCTACCCAAGGGCTACCTCTGCGGTCAGGAAGGCGTGTACCTCAACTCCATCGACGGTGAGGGCGACGTAGAGCGGAAGATAGTGTTCACTCAGCCGGTTTGGGTGTCGCAGGTCGCCAAGGGTGAGATCGGCGGTGGATCGGAAGTCGAACTCTCGTGGTACGACGCTAATAAGAAGCTCTGCCGCGCCTCGTTCAAACAGTCACTCTTGGCGGTGGACGCCAACATCGCAACGTGGTTGCTCGATCAGGACATTAGTGACTACGGCAACATCAAGGTCGTCATCCTCTATCTGCGGATGGCTATCTCAGCCTTCAAACAACAGCGCGGTTCGGCGATCGTATTCGATCGGTTCGGCATTCACGATAGCGGGTTCGTGATCGGCACGGAGCTAATCACAGCAACCGGCAAAGACACGGCGCGCCTTAGCCAACGTCTCGATCCCAAGCGTGTCACGAAGCTCGGATCGCAGGGCACGCTCAGTGAGTGGACGCGCGCAAGTCGCCTGCTAGACCGGGACGAGTTCTGGATGCACCGCTTCACAGTGCTCGGTGCCCTCGCCTCGCCGGTGTTCGCGCTTACAGAGCATCAGGGGTCAGTCCTGTCGCTCGCCGGGGAGTCATCCGGTGGTAAGACCACAGCCGCGAATTTCGGTGTATCTGCCTTCGGTCACCCGGAAGCGCTCACAGTCGATCCGAACTCCACGGTCAACGCATTCTTCGAGCACTGGCGTCAGGTCAACAACCTGCCGATCATCGTCAACGAAGCCGCTACCATCCGCAAGGATCGCCTCGGCGAGATCATCTACGCCGCCGCTAACGGTAAGGCGCGCGACACGTCAACCCGCGATCAGAGGATCAACGACAAGGGCGGTTGGCGCACGCTCACCATCTTCACATCGAACGTCCACCTGATGTCGCTCCCGGACACAGTGATCGCCGACGCAGAGCGCAAGCGAATGCTCGAACTCAGCTTCAACGTCGAGAACAAGATGGACATCGCGACAGGTAAAGCCTTAGCCGAAGCCTCACGTAAGCACTACGGTATCGCCGGTCGTCTGCTGATCGAGTATCTGATGCGGTTCAAGGACGATGTGGTCGCGCTAGTCGATGCGAAGGTGGAGCTTATCCAGAAGAACATCGACCCCGCCTATAGGTTCGGTATATGGCAGATCGGTGCCAACGCCGTCATCGGTGAGATCGCAAGCCGCCTTGGGTTGATCCAGTTCGAGACATCGGACGCGATCGCTAACGCATTGGCAGGTCTACAAGAGCGCTCACGGAGCACCGTCGATCCGATCACGAAGGTCAGGCAGATGCTCGATGACTATACGAACCGTTTTCAAGAGAGCATCGGTCAGCGCGAAGCAAGCAATCGCGGTTGGTACAAGGAACCGCGCGGTGAAGCCCGTGGCAAGTGGAAGATGTTAGGCGCTACCCCGGTCGAGCTTTGTATCGCGATCACCCTATTCAACGCCTATGCGCTTGAGCAAGGTCTGGACGCCAACTACGTCAGGCAGTGGATCAAAGCGAACGACATCCCGACCAAGACGGAACGACTAGCGGAGTCTGCGAACGCGGTCAAGTGCTATGTGATCCCGGCAGACAAGGTGAGCTATGGAGATTGAGATCGAGTTTGAATTTCATTCGATCGAGGAAAGTGAAATGTCGCTCGAACAGCAACGGGCGCGCGATCGAATACGGCAGGTTTTAGTAGACGGAAAGGGGGAGCAATAAAATGAGTAACAACAGAAGATTTATTGAGGAAGAAGATAAGGTGCGGGTCGAGACGGACACGCTGAGTCGCGACGGACAGGCGGCGGTGGTTACCGTTTATGTGTCGAAAGACTATGTAGCCAAGACCGAGAAGATGGTGATCGAGAACTACCTGAATACGGCGGTCACGGACATCGTGAGGCGCACGGATGTTGACGCTTCCGGTCACGAAGCCGACCCTTCCGATGGAGAAAGCGAATGATTAAAGAGTTCCGATGTGACGACAACTCTGAGCACGTATTCGAGCGCCGCTTCGCGTCCTATGACAGCTTCGTAAAGGATCAGTCCCGACGCTCGGTGCTCTGTCCGAAGTGCGGGAAACGCGCGCAGGCGATAGTGAGTCAAACCGCTCGACCACAGTTCAAAGGTAGCGGCTTCCACGAGACGGACTACAAAAATGGCTAAAACAACAGACACATTAACACTCGACAACTTCTATAATCGACTGGTCGAACTCGGCGTCAATGCTGATACACCGATTCAGTTCGTCAACACGGACTTCGACCCCGCGCACATCGCGACCATCGAGCACGACTACACCACGGGTGCTGTTCGTATCGCCTTGGAGAAAACCACGTGATTGAATTTATGGTGTGGCTTTACGCGGACTGGACAAACCTCTTGGGGTTCACACTGTTCGCTCTCATCGTCGGCGGTGTGCTCAGACCGAGCATCACCATCAAGGTCGAAAAGTAAAACGCTGAGATCATTCGCAGTGTATTATAAGGGCAGGCATCACACGCCTGCCCTTTTCCTATGAAGATCATCCTCTTAGTCCTCACGCTCTCGATCGGCACGGTAGCGCAGTCTTTGAGCTACCTAGAAGATGCCGGGACGCTACAACTCTCGAAGCAGATGACCGTCACCGTCCACTCGGTCAGGTCGGAGTGCCGCGCATCGTGGATCGAGAACTTCACGCTCACCGGCTACAGCGCACCCGTCACTGAAGTGAAGTGGTCAGTGCCTCTCGACACCATCACTGCCACCGACATCGAGCCGAACGTAGCTTATGACGGTCGATGGCAGGTCGTCTTGCTCGGCGACTTCAAGAGCCAAGAGATCAGCAAATACGGTAACCCCGGCGTGGTGAAGAACGCGCCATCCCACTCCATCACGGTCGAGTCAGAGAAGGTTGCCGAGCGCCTGCAACGGGATTTCGACGCCGCGATCCGCACCTGCAAACCCAAACCCTAGACCATTGCGGAAAAGCTCGAAAAGTGATACAACGTATCAGTGGATCGAGCTTTCATTTATTGCCGTGTTTCGTCGGACAGCCAAGAGGAAACCGGGTCAAGCTTAGAGTCTCAGGAAGCCGCCTGCTTAACGTACGCGGACGCTAAGGGGCTGACTGTGGTGCGCGCTACGAGAGAGGTCTACTCAGGTGCCTACTTCCACGAACGGGATGTGCTCGGTGAGGTCAGGTCAGCGATCCGGTCGGGGATGTGTAACGCGCTCGTGTTCTACTCGATCGACCGCCTCTCCCGCTCTGTAGCCCACCTGTCCATCCTTGCGGACGAATGCGAGCGATATGGTGCGGTAATGCACTGCGTCACTGAGGACTTCGACCGCTCACCGCAGGGCACCCTTCTACGATCAGTCCAAGGTTACGTCGCTGAGATCGAGCGCGAGAAGATCAGGGAGAGGACAACACGCGGTCGCCGGACGAAAGCATCCAACGGTTCCCTGTCTTTCAAGCGGAAGCTCTACGGCTACGATCTCGAACCGCATACCGGGCGCAGGATCATTAACGAGGCAGAGGCGGCGATTGTCCGGGAGATATTCGATCGCACACTGGACGGTGAAAGCACGGGTGCCATTGCGAACGACCTGACTCGGCGCGGGATACCCACAGCCAAAGGCAATACGGAGTGGTGGAAGTCCGCGATCAATAAGATTCTGCGCAACGTCACGTATAGCGGTAAGACGTATGCCTTCAGGTACTCCACCAGTCGCAAGGGACGCTCTCAGATCATCACAGCCAACGATCGCGACAAGTGGGTCGAATTGCCGGGTATCAGCCCCGCCATCGTAACTGAGCATACGTTCAACGAAGCAGAGGCTCGCATCCAAAGCAATAAAGCCGAGAAGCGGCGACCGGCACGCACCCGGTATCTACTCCGTGGGAAGATCAGATGTGGCACCTGCGGACGCTCTCTCGTGCCTCACACTGGCGGCAAGGCAGATCATCGGTCGTACAGGTGTTGGAGCCGGGGACAGGGCACGCTCAACTGCGGAACGAAGTCGCTTACGGCGCACAGGATCGAGGACTCGGTGTGGCAGATGGTACTCAAGATCGTAAAGGACGAGACGTACCTGCAAACTCTAATGGCGCCTGTGGAGAGAACCAAAGACAACCGACCTATGATCGACGCGATCGACCGGCGAGTCAAAACGCTCAACGCTGAGATCGGGAAGCTCATCACACGGTCTGCCGACGCCCCGGACTCGCTGTGGGATCGCTTCAAGAAAGAGATAGGCACCAAGCAGAACGAACTGGACAGGATCATACGGGAGCGGGAAGCTCTCAGCCGTCCACCGAAAGCGAGGAAAGACCTGAAGGCTACCCTAGCCGAGTGGCGGGGTACGATCGACCGGCTCGGCTTCGAGGAACAGATCGACGTGCTGACAGCCCTTGGAGTGGTCGGAGAGTGGAACGGAAACCGCCTAAAGCTGAGTGTTTACGGTGTGGGCTTATCGGACACATAAATAGGAT